AAGATTCCACAACTCAATCTTTTCTTCTTCATATATCGTAGATGGATTTTTTAAATTTAATTCAAAATTCACAAGTTCATCATCTGTATATCCTTGTGCGTATAAATGAACTATAGCAATCTTTGTTAATTCACTTGTAACAATTCTTTGTATTCTTTCAATCGTTCTTGCAAACCTAACATCTTCTGCTGCTAAAGTTGCTTTACTACCAACTGCTTCCTCATATCCAAGAAATGCCTTTGGAATCTTTAATGATGCCATTAATTTATTTCTTAAATACTCAATATCTTCTACTGCTTCGTATGTTAATCCTGCTAAACTATCAATTTGAGTTCCACTATCACCACCACGAACTGGTAAGAAAAAGTCCTCTGTAAGATTTTGAATATTATATTTCAAATTATAATCTCCTGTATTTTGGTCAATTACAGGTGCCTTTTTCATTTTATTCATAATCTTCTGCATAAAATTTTCAACTTCTGCAGGTGGAATATTTCCAATATCAATTTTGAATACTCTCTTTTCTGGTGCTCTCATAATTCTATGAATTAACATAGCATCTTCCATAAGAGATAACTGTTTCCAAATCTTACGGGACCCTTCAATCATACCTTTACCATAAGGTAAGAAGTTTGCATCTGATAACAATCTGAAATGTGCTATTTCAAAATTTTCTAATTCCTTCTGGCCGGCCATACGACTTGAATGTCTCGTATCCATTTCTTCAACTACAAATTGAACTAAATATGGATTCTCTGGATCCTCACCTTCAACACGAGTAACATCGTATGCCGAGAGTGGAATTACATTTGTAATACCATACTTTTCTTTAATATCTAAATAGAGATAAAAATCTCCATATTTACATAGGTTACGAACCCAGGGCCATAAATTAAATTCTATATTTAATATATCATAAAAAAGATTATGTAGAATATCGTGAATATTTTCATTATCTGAACGAATCTCTAATACTTCACCATACTCTGATTTCATTGTTGATTCATCCGAATAAATATCAAGTGCACTTGATATAATCGCATCACTATCCATTTCTTCATAGTCTCTAAATAATCCTAATCGTTCTGCCTGAAAACTGATTGCCTGGGCGTGTCCATATCCACCAGTTGTTAAATTACTATGTAATCTTGACCATCTATCTACAAGACTATTTCTTTGTGCCTGTTGAACTCTATCTGTATCGGCAATCTTTAACCTTCTTCCACCTGCATGTCTTACAATTACATTTGTGGAAAAAAGTCGTCTTAATCTAGCTCTTAAATTTGTTTGTGCCATTTTATCCTCTTATTATTTTATTAACCAAGTTAGATCTTCTTTTTCACCATGTACTTCCCAATCCCATCCTTCAGCTGTTTCTTCTTCTGGAGTGTAAAGTGGTTCATAATCTAACATTTTATTTAGGACTGTTTTTTGTAATTGTATTCCTTCTGCCTTTAACCTAAGTGCAGTATCTCTTACCCACAATCCTATTGCCAAACTCATTGGAAGGTCATCATTGTATCCTTCCATTGCTTCGGCTTTATTGTTGTGCCATATAAACACAAATAATTCATCAATCAATCTATTAGAATGTACTATGACTGATTTTTCTCTAAAATATTCTTCTAATTTTGCTATCACTAATGGTCTTGTTTTCATTGTCATACTGAATCCTGGGACCATTTGTCTATCTTTATGTCTGTATCTGTTTGTTACTTGTCTTGCGACATCTACAAACTGTAAATCTTTTGATGTATAAAATAGATTGTCATACTCTCTGTCTATAACTTGTTGAATTGATGCCCAACCAATAGACGAATTTTCAATAACTAATAGTGCGTTATTATACTCTATAGCAGTGTTCATACATAAATTACCAAAATCCTTTGTTGATATTTTCCCTTTATATTCTGCTACTTGTTCCATACTCTCTACATCTATAACATGAAGTGCAGAAAAGTCCGATGCATCACCACGAGCAACATCTGCAGAAACAACATAATCTCTTGAATAATTTGGTTGTCTCCAAATCCACAAGTTACTATCAATACCTCTCTTTTCAATGGGTTCTTCTACTTGTTTATTTCTATATTCTTCCAAGATAACACCATCAATTACAGTTTGACCTGAAGTGATGAAGTCACAATCATATTCTTGGGCTGCCATTGAAGGTCCCAAAAGTTTCTCTTGTTCTTCTCTCCATTCTTCATCTCTGTCTGGATGTAATGACCAATGTAATCTTACAAAATTCCACTCACTTTTCCCTTCTTCAGCGTCAACCCAAACTTTATGAAACCAATTTCCCACACCGTTTGGTGTAGATAGTGCTATACATTGACCACCAGTTGCAAGAGTACTTTGTGCTGCAGTCCATATTGAATCTATCTTTTCAATAAATGCGGCTTCATCAAGTATTAATAAAGATAGTGCTTCTGAACGACCTGCATCTTCAGAACTTGCGATTGCCTTTACTTGTGAACCATTACTGTATCTTAATGACAATTTGTTATCCTCAACACAATTTGACTTTACCCAATTCGGTAAGTTTGCGTGCATTACTCGGATTTTTGTAACCAAATTTTTAGCGGTGTCTTGTTTAGTTGCAATAACCAATATGTTCTTATCACTCTGAAAGGTCATCATCCACAATGCGTATCCCGCAGTAAGTGTTGATATACCTAACTGACGGGCTTTTAAAATAACATTATAATTGTGATTATTAAAATCACTTACCATTTTTTCTTGAAATGGATATAAGGAAAATGGTATTTTACCTTGTATTGGATGTTGTATAACAGCATACTTTTTTAGAAAATATGCAGGATCCACTGCACATTTTAAATATTCCGTTTTAATGACTTCTTTTATATTCTTATCACTCATTATATTTTACCAAAAATAAATCCTATTACTACCCACAAATACTGACTCTCATACCATTTAGGTTCAACTAATTTAACCATCTTTTCGTTCATCTTATCACGGGCGTGTAATAAATCAATTTGTTTATCTTTTGCATTTAATATTAAAGAATCAAGATTGGCTTGGTCTTCTAACTTACCAACTAAACCTTCATAATCAGCAATCAATACTTTCTGTGATGTAATTAATGAATCGGCCTTTTCTATTTTACCTTTCCATTGTGCATCTCGTTGTTTAATCATTTCCAACGCTTCTGCTTCAGTATAAGTTGTCTGTCCAAATAATGGAATGGATAACAATAATATCCAAAGATATTTCATATTCACTCCTTATCTATGTAAAACGTGAACTATACCACTTGCACCATTTACTACTTTTTTCACACCAATCGGATAAAGTACTTTAACGGTACATTGGTCACCACCTAAAACTCCACCACTAGCACAATGTATTACTACATTTGTTACATTCTCAATAATAAATCCAGCACCGGATTTTGAACCTGTAGCATAAAAGGTAGTACTTGCCGCCACCTCTGTTACTCCATTATAATCACCAAGTGCTAAATAATCTGGTATTGCCATTTTATTTTCTCCTTATATACATATATATAATTATTTACTCTTTGAAAACTTACGTAAAAATTCCTCAGCAGATTCTACATCATCACTCTCGTACGCTATTTCCATTTTTGCGACCTTCTTTTTATGTATAGTCAATTTTCTTTTTTGATTTGTTATTTCTTTTTTATTTTTATTTTTATGTACTTGTAATTTTTCTAGTCCTTTTACAATTTCTTTTTCTTTCTTTTTGTTTTCTTTGATAACACCCTCTAATTCTTTTACTTCTTTACTTTTAGCCGCTCCCGCTGCAAAAAGTCCAGCTACCATAGCAAAAAACCCAACTATTATTTTCCAGATTTTCATTTACATCTCCATTATTTGTTTGTAAGTAGATTTACCTTCTAATTGTTTTGTCTTAGATGGTTCATCAAAATCACTATCATCGGGATCATCATATTTTCCATATCCTTCTGCATCTCTATCAATTTTCTCATCAAAACCACCCTTATCAAAAATATTAACTTTTTTATGTATTCTAAATGTAGTAGCTTTTCTTCCATTTATAGTCGGCATCCCATGTTTATCTACACCTATATCTTTTATTACCATTTTCTTGTTTTTAAATTTTCCTACAAGAATAGTATCACCCTTTTTAACATCTATTGTAATTGCCATTATTTAACTCCTTTTGGTAGTAAATCAACTAACTTGTTACCTTTCCATTCTCTACCAGATACTTTTTTTCCAATTCTATGATCTTCCCATTTTCCCCATAATCTTTTATTTCCTGCAAAAATGGATTCTCCACCTTTTTGTGCCTGTCTGTATCCACTTGAACTTCCCATTTCCTTAGAACCAGGTTCAGGAGTTGCTGGGATTCCACCACTCTTAGTTCCTTCGGGTGGCGTAGTAGGTTTAACTAATGTTTCTGATGTAGAATAAAAGTTTGCTGTTTCGGGTGGAATAGTATATTCTTGCTTCCTATGAAATCCATGTATTCCATACATTCTCTGTTTAGGTGATAATGGTGGTGTATCATCTCTTAATTCATTTGCTTTAATTTCAGAATGACCATCTGGATCACTTAAATATTTATAAAGTTTTCCGGCATCTCTTTTAGCCCGTCTTTCATTATTTTGACTATCAGGACCACCATAAATATTATCCGATGCTGGGAAATCAACTTGTGTCATCCCACGACTTAAACTCGCGGGACCCACATATCGTCTTTCACCTCGTTTCGTATATAATCCATCTGGCCAGGCATCACCTGTAATTATACCTAATCCTGCACTGTGATCTCCAGTAGGTGTAGCTTCATTAATTAAATTCCATAATTTTTGTTCTAATATATTCACTATGCTTTCCAACTTATCATAAGGTTCTGTCCATCAAGTTTTTCCGTTACATTATCTTCACGGTTTAATTGACCACCCAATCCCATATCTATGATATTTTTTAAATCTTTAAATGTCAAATCTTTATCATCA